AGTTCAATGGTGGAAAGCCCTCGCCAAATGCGTCTTTGGTAATGTACGCAAATATTGGGCTGACCTCTTCGGCCATCTTGATGTGAGATTCCGATGGGAATTTGTAAAAATGCAGGCGCTCTGGCTGCTCAGAAATACGCACATTCTGCCCAGGCCGCGCAGCATCGCTTCGGGATGCCACCCAGCCAGCTTTGACGCTGTGCATGGTTTTGATGATCTGCACATCCTCCATCAACAGCTTCACGCTGTCGGGCGTCAGCACGATGTCATCGTTGGCCACGATGCAGTCATTCCAGTCTTTAAACGCTTCACCGATCACATGGTTGTAATCGTCACCAAAGTTGTTGGGCTGACCGTAGATTTTTAAAAACGCATCGTGCTTTTCAATGACCGACTCAGGGCCACGCAAATACACAGGGCATTCTGGCGCGTACTGCTTAATCGATTCAAGCAGCACGGCCAAGCCCTTGCCATGCACTGTCGAGATGCAAATGGGGATCATTTCTTCTTCGCAGGCTTTGCCGTCTTGGCCGCCGCCTTGAAGTCAGCAGCACTTGGCGCACCCTTCGCGCCAGGCTTGCGCATCTTCTCTTTGGAGCCAGCAGCAATGCGTGCCTGCTTGGCGTTGATGTTGGCGTAAAGACCTTGTTTCATTCCTCTTCCCCTTCTTCGTATTCTTCACCCTCTTGCTCACCAGTGTTAGGTCCACCCACCACCCATGCATCGCAAGTCCTGCTGGCTGCGCACTTGAAATCAAAGATTTCACAGTAGCCAAGATCAGCCAACTTGATCGTCCCCCATGGGTCTGCTTCCATGCCAATGCCCTCGGCAATGCACTTCTTCAGCGTGTCAGACACATTGAATGCCGCGCAGTTGCCGCACAGGCTTTGCTTGGCATCATCTGTAGAAACATCCCACTGGTCAGCCTTCTTAGCCCAAAACGCAGTGTTTGGCAGCTTCGGGTTTTCAGGACCGTAACCAGCACTGGTGATCGCCTTGGCCCGGTTCTTCAGGTTCAACGTAATGTCTTGGGTTGGCATGGGGCAGCTTTCGCCCTCCATGTCCATCCCCTCATCTTGGTCCATGGCTTGTTCCATGGTGCGCTTCATCGTTGCCATTATTTCTTCCCCTTTGGTTTAACCTTGGCTTCACTCAAAGCAATGGCAATGGCCTGCTTTGGGTTCTTTACCACTTTGCCCGTGCCGCCGCTGTGCAGCTTGCCGGACTTGTATTCACCCATCACTTTGCCAATTTTCTTTGCGGTTTTGGTCATTGCCATTGGATTCCCCTTAAATGATTTGGGTAACGCAAAATGTGCTGGTTGTGCCGCAGATAACTGCAACCTTTTGCCCACCACTCACCTCGATGTATTCCACCGTGTTAATGGGCAAGCATTCCGATGTCGTGGTGCTGGCCGTTGGGTTTGCTCCAACTTCATAGTGAACGTGGGCAGTGCTTGTATTGGCAAGCCTAACAATCGTTGTCCCAGCAGCAAACGCATTAGACTGCTGGCTGGTGGATGTGGCCGAAATAACTTGGCTTACACCAAGCTGGCCAAACGTGCAAAGCTGGCCATTGTCATCGCGTGAAAGTTTAGACATATCAGCCCCTTACAAAATTTGCGTGATACACACATCAGTGGCCGTTGCGCCACGAATGACCGCAATCTTGTCGCCACCAGTCACCGCAATGTACTCAACCGCATTAGGCGGCAACATGGCGCTGGTTGTGATGGTGGCCGTTGGGTTTACCCCAACAGCAAAAAACAAAGCAGCAGAGTTAATGTTGGCCAGTCGCACAATGGTGCAATCAGCCGCCACCGCATTTGACTGCGAACTTGTCGCACCCACAGTAATCACTTGGCTCACCCCAGGTCGGCCAAAGGTGCAAAGCTGCCCGTTATCATCTCGCGTCAATTTGCTCATCTCAAATCCCCATGTGGTTGGTAATCCCCAGATTATGCGACCCGCGACAGGTTTCTGCGCAGGGGCTGGCTCCACTTGCTGCTGGCCGCTGACCCGTACATCCCAGCAATAGCATCAGACGCAAATGTCAAGACAAACGCATCGGCCTTGTCAGGACTAGGTAAGCCCCGCTTTCTGATCTCGTCCTTGCCCTCAATCTGAATCTTGCCGTTACTGGTGAAGCTGTACCGCACCGTGGCCAACTCAGCAATCAGCACTTCATCCCGCGCCATCTTGCAATCCCTGGCCTCCAGCCAGGCTCTCGCCCGATACCAAAGCTCGGCCTTCAGGTTCCTGTACGTCCCGCCCATGGCTGGGCTTTCGGCCACGTTAATCCCACGCGCTGGCAGACCCAACTCACGCAACCGATCCACCACCCCAGCACCCAATCCGATGCTGTCCACCAAAATCTCTTGCGGCTGCTGGCTTGGCGGCAGCGCATTAAATTCAGCCACCACCGCCCCTGTCAGTTGCATCAGGTCCAAATTCTTCCATGTCTTGATGCTCTCAGTCACCGCATTGCCCTGGCGCTTGCACAGCGCCGACCTGTCCGAACCAAACCGCGCCACATCCAAACCCCACACAATCGGCGCGTGCTGGCTTGGCGCAACATCCCGGTTCACCGCCTGCTCCAGCAAATCCATGGCAATCACCGTGTCGTCATCACCCTTGGGAAACTCACCCACCACGCGGATGCGGTAGACGTTGCTCTCCTCGCCATACCGGGTCTGCATCTCCTTGACGTACTCGTCCGACACCCGTGGGCTGTCCAAGCAACTCACCCTGAAGGTGGTCCACTCACCAGCCAAGCGCGTGTGCGTGTCATAGAAAAACCCGCTGGAGCGCACCGGGTTGCCCAGCAGTAGCGTCACAGCGTTATGCCCAGACATCGATCCAGCCGCAGCTTCAAACACCTGCTCTGGCACACCAGACGCTTCGTCAGCCACAAGCATCACGTTCTCGCTGTGGATGCCCTGCAAGGCTTCAGGCTGCTCTGCCCGTGACGTCCTGGCCGAAATAAACATCTCAGTCGGCGCAGCGTTGAATTCAATACGCTCTTGCTTAACCGTCAGCAGCCCCTGCAAGGGCAAAGGCATCGCATTGATCCACCGCTTCAGTTCCGCAAACATCGCGTCATAAAGCTGGCTTGATGTCGGCGCAGTCACCACCACCTTCACGGGTGATCGGGTCATGAAGTACCACAGCATGGCCCAGCTACTGGCCGTAGACTTTCCCACACCGTGGCCGGACCGCACGCTGATCTTCCTGTCCCCTCTGGCAATCGCCTGAAGAAACAGCACCTGCCAGGGGTCAGGGTCAACCCCCAACACCTCCCTGACAAACAGCACAGGGTCTGGGTGATACCTGTCCACCCACTGCTTAAAAACATTGTCTTTTGCCATATACGTCAATTATGCGGCCAGTTGCTGCTCTTACGCATACACCCCACCAACCCAATTCGTTCTCGGCTTCTTGTAATTCACCCCCCACTTGACCCGATCCCTTGGATGTGGGCAATCCTCTGGAACCTCCACAGCTACCCACACCTTTTCAAACTGCCCACGTTTAGCCGCCCTCCAGCGATCCACATACACATCAGGCATCGCCCGTAATGACGTTCGCACATTGGCCACGTGCATCCCGGTGATCTCTGCAATCTCCTTTGGCGTCATGCCCTCTGGCCTTGTGCGCAGCAACTTGCGCACCCTTTGTTGGCGGACAGGGGTCATGTGTTCTCCTTAATCATGGCCTCAATAACGCGCAGCATTGGCAAATCTTTTCCTGAAGCAGACTGTCCGTGATAAGAAAAAATACCTTTGATTCGTGCATCGCTCATCTCAACCCATTGCCGCTGTGCTGCGGGTGGGGTGAACATGGCTTCGACCTTGGCGGTTTGGTCGCGCTCACAGCAAACAGACACCGTGTTGTCTTTGTCAATGGCGAGATCGGCCACAACCATATCGTGACCCCATAAGGTTTTGACAGGGGCTTGATGCCACTTCCACGCCAAAGGCTCTTGCATTTGTTTGTCGGTCATAGTGTTCCCCCTGTTTCGGATGGCGGCGCGAACAGATGCAGCGCCTTCACGCCATCCTTTGTCAAAACAAAATTGTTGCTCGTCCAAAAAGGCTCCTCGACCAACAGGTTTCAATTCTCTTGGCTTCCCGGCTCTTGTTTTTGCACACGCCTCTCTTTCTTGGGCTGCAATGCTGCGCTCGTACTCAGTCCAATGCTCTTGCGTCCATGTGCGGTTGCGCTCATCAGCACGGACAAGGGCTTCAAAGGCTTTGAGGCATCCCATACTGCCGCTACAAGTGCAGTCACGCATCCCTGCCTCACGGGCCATGTCTATCGTGTCTCTCATTTCTTCTCCCTTAAGCAAGTGCAAGTGAATCCGCTGCTGTCATAGCCAATGCCGTGACAGTAGGGGCAATGCTCGTCAGTGACTGCTGGCGGCACAGGGGTGAACCAGCGTTTAAACCAATTGATGATGGCTGTCATAACACCCCCATCACCCACAGAACCAGCCAGATGGCGGTGGTGGAGATCAAGGCAGATAACACCGCGCCACCAATCAAAACAACCTGGTGCTTCGTACTCATACCATTCTCCCGGCAGCCTGCGCCATCAAGGTCGCCTTGGCCTGCGGCTGGGCCACCAGCCACTTGGGGCCAAGATGGCGAATGCTTTTGACCCACTGCTTCTGGTTGTGACGGCTGTGGGGGAATAAGGTGCGGACCTTGATAAGTAATGTCGTGTTCATCGTTTACTCCTGTTGTTGGAAATTGCACTTTAGCGCAAATGAAGGGTATTTGTAAATTACTTTAAAAATTTTTTTTGGATGCACGGCTGCGGATAGATGTTAGGCGCAGCAGCAGCCGCCCCCCGCCGCGCGGCCCGATGGGGGGGGGTCGCGGCCAGCCGGTCCAGCAGCCGGTCAGCACCTATCCACAGATTTTGGCCAAAGTTATCCACAGATTCCTGTGGATAACTTGCAACGTACAACAAACGTATCCATTAATCTGTAGATAACTCAATATCGACTTAACATAATGGACGTTGTAGGAAGTACTGTCAGTCTTCGGTATGCGTAATGCTTCGTTTGCGCAGTGCATCGAGCGCCATGCTTCCCAGGTCAATGTTGACAAGTGGCTGCTGCTTGTCGCTGAATTCC